TCAAATGTCATTGATGAAAATAAAATACATGCCCACCATCAATCTAAGTCGGAATTTTTGGGTATTATAAACTCCGATGGAAAGAATTTTCATTCTATTTTATTTGTGCAACCGGCAAGTGAAATATATTACATAAATGTAGATTATCGTGATCTATTGTCTGGTAAAGGAAATGTAACTTTTTTCCCTGTCATTTTAGTACAAGAACCACCAACCTCTGCAATAATATCGGTGTCAAATATGGTATTAGACGAAATTCCAGACGGTCAGGCCGATGTAGTGATTAAGAATTATCTCAATGATATAATTGAAAGAGCTATACTTGATAGAACGGTTGGTGTAGAGCGATTTTATAATAACAAATCTAAGTTTCTCTATTTTCCATAAATACAATATGAATGATCCGACCTCCTTTCGGACTCTGATTGAAAAAGTATCAGCAGAGAATGAAGTATACAAAATAAAGTTACCGGTTCCAGTGAACCAACTTACTGGTGTCTTTTCTAAAGAGGCAATGGATCTACATTATGGCACATTATATGGAAATTACGTAAAGAACGCCCTTGCAGGCGATGGCGAATTTCAAATAGCTGGAGCAAAACTCCATACGTTGTTTTTTGAGCAATTTCAGGAAGCAATTTCCATAAATAACCCGGTTGGTACATCACTGACACTTATTAATGATAAATTTGGTAGCTATAAAGCATTCAAAGATGCTTTTATAGAATCAGCTATGGGTATACATGGAAGCGGTTGGGTATATCTTGATACAAAGGGGAATATTAAGACAATAGCAAATCACAAGGATGTTGGTAATATAGTTCTATTGATAGATATGTGGGAACATGTCTATCTTGAAGATTATAAGGCAGATAAAGAAAAATATCTTAAGAATGTTTGGCAAATTATAAATTGGAATATCGTAAACAAACGATTGGGAGAATAACATGTTCAAAATTACAAATATAGAGTCACTAGGTTCAGATTACACTATTACTGATCAAACTGGTAAATTGATTAAGACTATCCAAGTTATTCCTCATACACAAATACTGGAAGCAGCACTTGGTACATTTACAGAAGATTTTGGATCAATCTCTTCCTACCTAGAAAATTCAATTGCCGTACTTTCTGGTTGTGATAAGGTAGATCAGTATAAGGTCCTATGGTATGCTACTACCAAAGAAGAAGTTATTCTATCAGAGATTATTGAATTTGCCATCCAAAACGGATATGATAAAATCATCCTCGAACATCTTGAAGAATTAGAATAAATCTGTTACAATTGCATTGCCCTATTAGCTCAGAAAAATGAACGGCCTATAGACATAAGGCGGCGGCGCCGGCTCAATGTTGTCCTAGTTACACTATAGAGAGCAATTGGCACTTAACCAATAGGTCGGTGGTTTGAAGTGTTTCACCATGGGGCACCAGATTAAGAGATTATGAAAGAATCAAAAAAAAGAAGTACCTGTGCGTGGATAGGAGAAGGTGAACAATGCCGGCATCCAACTATTTTTGGAAAATCTTATTGCGAGACACACCACGAAAGAGTGTATCTAACATTATTTCCAGAGATGGCAACTTATATAATTGAGCAAGAGCTTAATTCTACATCACAAAATACCAATTGACACTGAACCCGTAGGCCATTACAATAGTGGCATACAGGGGAAATTATGATTCTGCAAATTCTCGAAGAGATTGAATCGGATTCGAAGCGTACACACAAAGAGTCCGTCATTAAGAAATACAAAGGAAATCAAGTCTTCCTTCGTGTTCTTACATTGGCGCTTGATCCCTATATCAATTTTTATATCAGGAAAATCCCTGATTACACATTTAAATTCCTTGCAGCCGGCGAAACGCACCAGACCCTAGACTGGGCGTTGGGTGAACTTGAGAAGTTGTCGTCTAGACAACTCACCGGCCATGCGGGCATTGAGCATCTTCGTCATGTGCTTAGTAGCCTTTCCAGTAATGATGCTATTGTTATTGAGCGTATTATTGGTAAAGACCTTCGTTGTGGTGCGGGCGATGGTACGGTAAATCGGGTAATTGACAAATTCATCCCTAGCTATCCCTGTTTGCTTGCTCGTCCCTATGACGACAAGAACATCAAGAACATTACCTATCCTGCTATTAGTCAATTGAAGGCCGATGGTCTCCGTGTAAATTTCCACATCGACGGTAATAAGGTTTCTATCTGTGGTCGCAGTGGCCGTGCAATCGATCTGCTTGGATACATGGAGCCGGAACTTGTTCAACTTGGAACTTGTTTCTCTGCACCTGTTGTGATTGATGGCGAATTGGTGGTCGTTGATGATAACGGCAATCTCCTATCACGAAAAATTGGCAATGGTATCATCAATAAAGCCATTAAAGGAACAATTAGCCCCGAAGAAGCTAAGATGGTTCGAGCTCAAATTTGGGATATTATTCCCGCAAGTGAATTCAGAGCGGGTATTTCCAAGCTCACATACGATAAGAGATTTGGTATACTGGATTCGGCAGTAAAGAGTTTGAGTGTATCAGCATTCTGGATGATTCCGTCCAAGGTAGTCAACAACCTCCCCGAAGCTGTCGCTCATTTTGAGGAATTGCTGGCAGCTGGCGAGGAAGGCACTATCCTGAAGAACTATTGCGGTCTCTGGGAAGATACTCGCAGCAAGCATCTGGTTAAATTCAAGGCCGAAAAAGATGCTGACTTAGAAGTTATTGGATACAACCCCGGCGAAGGAAAATTCGTAGGTCAAATCGGTAGTTTGATTTGTGCGTCCAGTGATCGTAAGGTAGAGGTCTCGATTAGTGGCTTCTCTGATGCACTTCGCTTAGAGATCACACGGGATATTGGCGACTGGATAGGTAGTATTGTTACCGTCCTTTACAACGAAAGAATCACCAGTCAACAACGAGATGTGGATAGTTTGTTTCTTCCGCGATTTGCGGAGCGTAGGTCGGATAAGTCAGTTGCTAACTCTTCAAAGGAAATAAAATGATCAGGCATTTCTTGTTTGTTGCGGCATTTACAGTTTCAACACCGGCATTCTGCGACGGGCTTGTATTTCATTTACAATCCCATCATAAAAATGGCAATCATGATGTGACTGAAACATGGGTTGATAAAGACAATGCCTCTCATACCGGAACAAAACGCGGTTTGAACAATAATAACTTTGGTATTGGTTATAAATCCGATGATGGATATTCCATTGGCGTTTACAAGAATTCTTTCTTCAATACATCTACCTATGCCGGCAAAGAATTTATGTATAATAGGTATTTTGGTGGATTTGTTGGTGTAGCGACCGGATATAAGGAACAATCTGGTAAATCTCTTATGCCCTTCCTCGCCGGCACCGTAAAGATTCCAATTGACAATACGTATGCCCTAGTGTTTAATGTCATACCAACGAAAGAGTTTAACGATTATGTTGTTATTAACATGGCGATAGAAAGAAAATTTTAAATGTCTAATATTAAGTATCCACGGACATATCATTTGCCGTGGAGCTTGGGAATATCCGATGATGATAAGGTCCTAACCGACCTTTCGTCTTTTGCTGGCCAACGGGTTATTGGTACTAAAAAAGTGGATGGTGAGAATACATCCATGTACAGACACGGGATTCATGCTCGTAGTTTGGACTCACGCGGCGGCCCCGATCGAGATTGGGTTAAGCAGTTCTGGTCCACTATTGCCTATGACATACCGCAAGATTGGCGTATTTGTGGCGAAAATTTGTGGGCAAAGCACTCTATACATTACACAGACCTACCGTCTTATTTCCTTGGTTTTTCCGTGTGGAATGAGATGAATATCTGTTTAAGCTGGGATGATACATTACAATATTTTGATTTTCTTGGAATTATGCCTGTTGAAGTCATTTATGATGACATATGGGATGAGAAGAAAATATCAGCATTGGAAAAATCTTTATTGGACGGTAAAGACGAGGGTTATGTAATTCGCCTCGCCGACTCTTTCACCTATGAAGCATTCAAAACTTCTGTTGCTAAATTTGTAAGGAAAAATCATGTGCAAACCGACAAGCACTGGCGCTTACAAGAAATTATTCCAAACGAGCTGAAGAAATAAAAATAAGAACAGATCTTCAAAGGGAGCCCCGGCTCCCTTTTTTAATGGCCAGAAACTCCGCAGACCTTGATAAATACAATATTGAATAACAAGGGACTTCCGATGTCAGAAATTAGAAAATGGTTAAAGATTATGGAAAGCATTCCGGCAATTTTCCCAAACCAGGATCCAAAACATGCACTTATTAAGAAAGATGCTACTGTAATGGTGAATCCGAGCGTTGGTGGTGGTACTGCAAGATACATGAGTAGCACACCAAATGGCGCTATGGTTGATATCAAGGGTATTGCTAGAGAATTAAGCCAAGACGAATTTAGTCTCCCAGAACGTGATTACGAAGATGGATATCAAAAAGGTAATGATTGGTTTCATATGAGCACTAATCCCGATACACCGGGAACAATGAACGACAAGCCAGAATTTCGTGCAGGCGATATGGTTAAGATTGCAGATGTCTATGGTTCTGTTATCGGTCCAGGAATAGGCATTTTCGTTGCTTATAGCACAAGTGGTCAGGAATGTATTATTAGTTTTGATGATAAGGAAATTGTGGTTCCGACAGAAAATGTTGGTTCAGTTCTAGAACAAAACGCAAAAGATAATTTCGGAGAGATGGACAATGATGGCAATTTGTCACCAATGTCAATGGGCTCCAAGAATGTAAAAATAGAGGAACCGGAAATGGATCAAAGAGATGAATTTTCAAAATGGATGTCAGCTGTTGAAGAAGCACTTAAGAGTGAGGGCAAACCCGAACTTGCAGAATCAATGCCTAATACTGATAAATGTGGTTGTGGTGCATGGGATTGCCCAGTCTGTTTCCCTGAAGTGGACCCTATTGCTTCCGCACATGATCACGAATATGATCACATCGGTTGCCCAAAATGCGATGGCAAGGGCTGCGCAGCCTGCAGTGGGCCCGAATTAGGAAATAAGGTTGATGAAGAAGATAATGAATTCGTCGAGAAGCCAAAGTCCGGAAAGGGCGTAAAGCTTGGCGATATTGTTCATAAGACAGAATTTAGAAAAACTGGTGGACAGAATTCCCCAATGACTTACGGCGATGATAATTTAGACGAAGAATTACCAGATGGTGCTAATCCAGCAGATTACGGTAAGGCCGGTCGATATATTGATAAGCATTCCTTTGGTGATACTCCGGAGGTCGACGAAGGCAACTGGTATAATCCAGAACACGACGACGTTTCAACTTCACAATTTGGTGATGAAGATAAGGATTGGACTCCCGGTGATGTGGGACATGGCGATCACGAAGAGGATATGCATAAGCAAGAAATGTCTCAGCAAATAATGAATATTCAAAACATGGGTTTTAGTAAAGACGATCGTCATTATTCAGAAGAAGAATTGATGGCATACAGTCCAGAGGAAATGAAGGCTTGCTATGATAGAGTTATGGGTGATGTTAGTGAAGCAAAACCAACCATGACAAAACAAACACATCATCATGGTCTCGATGATATCGATGATATTCTAAATCCACGTCATGCTGATCTTCCAGCAACAATTGACACAGATGACGGCGAGGTAGTCGGGGATGAACAGCCGATGCATCTTCCAATAGCATCACGTGCAGATACTCAACGTAGAGTAGGTGCGATTACTCCTACAAATACAATGCGTGATTTAATGAATCGTATCGACCCAATGGCCGGCGCAGGTGAGGCAGATGTTGATGCAGGTCCTGGCATGGCTGATAATGCGGTAGCATTAAGAACAGCAGCAGATGTGCCAGCAGTTATTAGCAACGCAATGCAGGCATCTGGAATGCAAACACCAGAGTGGCATACAGTTAATAATCTACCAGGATATTCGCAACGCAATACACGTGGTATGGGTCGTCAGATGTTCAGTATGTTTACATCAACACCACTAGAAAATATCCAGACACTTGCTAACGTAAACGGTCAAGGACCAAACACAGATGCAGAAATGCGTGCTGTAGCTGGATGGTTGAGAGACAATGCAGAAGACCTCGGCGAAGTAAATGTTAGCCACGGCGAAGCAATTCCCGGATATACTCCAGACGTTAAGGAATATAGAGCAAATGGAGTTAGATTCCAACTTGTAAGAGATCCAATGGGACAATACATCTATGCTTATCCGGATACAGATGCAAGATTAGGTGGTCCGCAGCAAGGACAAGCACAGGTCGCAGGCCCACGAGGCAATATGCCCAGATTACGTGAATCAATGCTAAAACCAACCCTGCTAGAGCAGATGAAGTGGGACGAGGAGATTGACGAGGCGTTTATCAAAGAAAGCACACTAAGTAAGTTGATCGGTAAGCAGCAGGGCGGCCAGAAGCTTGTTCAATGGTTGCACAGGAAGCATCAACTCAGTAATGAAGCCAATTTGGAGCCAGCACCATTTAGCGAAAGAATGCTATGGAAAGAATTCAAGGCTCATCCAGATAATTTTGTTGTTGTTTCGGCAGCAAATGGCGTGGCCGGTGTTAAGCCATACAAGAAATTCATTGATGACAGGACAAAAGAATTTGCCAGAAAGCATAAGACATATAATCCAGCCGGTGATAGTACATTACCTTATCAGATTATTGCTTTTACTGATGATGGTCAACAGGTTGATCCAAATCTATTCCGTCAACCTGCAGAACCAGGCGACGAGCCAGAACAACGCTATTCTGATCCGACTGTTATGAAGGCACGTATGGGTAAGCACAGCGGTAAGGATATGCAGAATCCAAATAATACCTTTAATCTACTTGCAGATGAAATTGGTGCATTAAAGACCGTATGGATGACTACAGGCGCGGTTGAAAGGGACAAGATTGGTAAGCGTGCCGATATGAAGAAGTCGGATGAAATGAAACCACAGGATGCTGTACAGAAGATTTTTGCAAGAGTAAGGCCAGTCCTCAAAACACTTGCTAATCAAGCAATTCTTCAAATTAATAAGAGAGCCCAGCGTTATATTGAGGGTGGAAATTTCGAAGGCGCACAGAAAGTTGCCGCAAGTGGACAAAAACTAAAGCAATTATTAGTATCTTTAGATACATCAGGCGATGTAGGTATTAACACGGGTCATGGAACTAGGACATCAGAGTTATCGGCCGCCATTACTAAGGCAATTGCACAGGCATCGGGTGGTGGTGTAGGTTCGGACAAGTATAACAAATATGCTGCCGAAGCTGCTGCCGGCAATTTAGCACAATTGCGTCCAATACTAGATGCATTACGGGATAATCTCGTTGGACTATAATGAGTTTCATTGACTACCTTAAAGAAATGTTTCTAACCGAAGCGACTGCCCTAACAAAGGGCAGTCAGCGTGTTTTGGCTGACAAGAAACTTCTTGCAGGACTTGCAGATGCTATGCGTGATGATGCACGTTCACATCCACAGAACTTTCCACCTAATTCAAGTAGAACTTTCCAAAAAGCACCAGACGAAGAACTTGCGCAATGGTTCCTAGAAAATATTGATAAAATTGAAAAAGAAGGTTATGAAGGTACCGTTTATTCTAAAGATGGTGTTTACAGCGAATGGATTGTTCGTCGTTATATTGCAGGTAGTCATAACTGGGAAGATATCATCGGTGTTATGAATATGAATATGAGAGATTGGACTCTCTTAAAAAATCGTAATATGCTTGATGCAACTCATAAAGATATTCCAAAGTTTAATAGTGTGAGAGATTTGGGGAAATATTTAGCAACCCATTATCATGATAAATTAGAACAGATTCGTGACGCTGCTAAGAATGCCGCTGTGAACAAAATAGCAAAGAGAGCTAAGATTGTCGATAATGAAGATTATTCGATTTATACCGTTTTTAATTGGGCCGCAGCAAGGGCATTAGGATTGGGAACACAATGGTGTACTGCTAATTCAACAAACAGGCATAATTATGAAACTTATTCCGCAAGAGCAATGTTGTTTCAAATCTATCCAAAAAATCCAGAGCATGTTGATCGAGCAGGTAAAGTATTAGGTAAAAGAACCACAGGACCAGAAAAGTATCAATTTGATGCTGGGACACCATGTTTTCATGATATTGCCGACGATCCTGCATCAAGGCTCGAAATTATAGAAAAATTTCCATACCTTTACTCTGACATAGTAAAAGGATTGAAGCAACATAAATCCCAACTTGAAATTTTAATGAAGGAAATGTCCGAAGATCCTCAATTAGTCGGTAATGAAGCCGGAAAAACCAAGGTTTACGATATAGATGACGAAATAAAGAAATTAAAGAAGTTACAAAATCTAGGATATTTTACAGATCAGATTCGCCCAAAGGTGGGTGTATCATCGGCCGAAGAACCAGCAGGGGATCAACCACAGGCCCTACCTGCACCACAACAACCAGCACCACCACAAGGAAATCCACAAATGGAAAATGTAGACAAAGACGTAGCAGCAATGCTCAACTCATTGAAGAAATATGACATGCTTACTGAATCAGTATCACCTGTTCTTGGCATGGTCACTCTTGGCGAAAAGAAGAAGCCAGACTTCCTAGACTTCGATAAAGACAACGACAAGAAAGAATCAATGACTAAAGCCTTGAAGGATAAGGAAAATAAAGCCGGTCCTAATGACGAAGCCGACTCCGAAGGCGGAGAAATTGATGAGTCTAAGGAAGGTGCCGATCAAGAAGTGCTAACCTGGATGAAGCGTTTTGCCAGTCTTGGTAATATGAAGGGCTACGGGCAATAATTATGAGATTAGATGAAATTTCCAGCTCATTGAAGAGTAGGGCAGCCGCTGCAAGTGAAAAGAAATGGCGTAATTCTGCTAGCGAACTCGATTCAGTAGAAAAGAATCACGGAAAAACTTCACCTAAATCGGATGCTGCGTTTAAAAAATATTCTAGGGCAGGAGATCAAATGAGTAGGTTAGGCCTTGCTCATGCTAAATCTGATCCTTTAGCCGAAGGTCCGTTTGACGATATGGTGAATGATCTAACTAATTCACCTAAGAAGGGTCCCGGTCGCTGGCCAGGAGCTAAAGAGAAAAAACACCCCGGTGTTCCTTATTCTGGTGATAGAGCCAATGACAGGAATGATTTAGGGGGCAGTCTTGGCCCAAGTGTAAAGCGTTCAAAAGAATTAGGTCAATTAAATGGTCCATCACCATCGAGAATTAAGAGAGTTAAGGAAACTACGGGTGATGAAAAATTCGACAATATGATCAATAATATTTCCGGAAGTGATTCTCCGCAAACTGATCTCGGCAGCCGAAAAACACAGCCTGACAGAAAGACAATGGAATTAACTCATAAGATATTTCTTGCACTAAGAGATTACGATGATCCCTATGTTTATGATCGGTTTGTTGAGTTTATGGCAAAGACATTGGATCCTAATATCGGATCAGTTGACAATTGATAGAAAATTAAATTATGATGGGCACATAGGTGCTTATCCTAATTAGAAAATGTATCTCTATTCTTTAGTGGTTGATTGACTTTTCAGTAAGTAGTTGTTACACTATTACTTACTGGAGAGGTTCACCATGTCTTACAAAGAAGAGTTCTTACAGAGTTGTTTAGTTTTAGATACTGAAACCAACTCCGATGATTATAAAATTGCAGAAATTATAGAATCTGGATTCGTTATTAGAGAAGACGATGGCTGGACAATTTTTCAAGAACTGCATAAGCCCGTCGATCGTCCTATTCCGCCCAAGGTAGAATCAATTTGTTACATCACAAATAAGATGGTAGAAGATAAACCATCCTTTGTCGATTCAAGCGAAATATTTCAATCAGTAGTAAATGGTTATACTGGCGGTTATCTCGTAGCTCATAATCATTTCTATGATATGCGTGTTTTAGAAAGACACGGCATTGATACATCAAAACACAATTGGATTTGTACCTGGAGAATGGCAAAGAAGCTATTTAACGGAATAAAGGCGATTGAAGAAACAAATCTCCCATACTTACGATTCGCACTTGAATTGGATATTCCGATCGAGATGCGTTGCCATCGTGCTGGTAATGATTCCTATATAACTGCAAAGTTGCTTGAAGCACTTGTAAGTTATATGGAGGAAATGAATCTAATTGATAAGGATCAACCATATGGCCCACAAATAGCAAAATGGGCAGCTGAACCTATTATCTATGAAACAATGCCGTTTGGAAAGCATAAGGGCGAATTAATGACTTCAGTTCCACATTCGTATTGGGGATGGGCAATGAAGAGTACTGATTGGTTTAATAAAGACGCCGATAATCACGATCCGGATTTAGCAGCAAGCATTAATGCCGTGCTATGATTACTGGCCGTTATTATTCCTAGCACCATCCATAGTCTGTGCTGCCAATACTCTCTGTGGATCTGGCTTGTAGGCTTGGACGTTATGGTTGTAAGGTAGATTTGCAGCAGCTAAAGCATATTGCAAGCCACGATAACCGGGAGATTGAAGTTTGCCCTGTTTAGGCATATTAGTGTATTCTGCTTGTGGCTTGGTGGTCGGCTTGGTGAAGACTGGAACTACTTCTTCACTAAACCATTGTTTAAAGTGTTCGTCGTAGTATTCTTTATTTAGATTCTTGTATTTTACATCCTCAGGATTATAAAATTTGTCCATATCAGCAGATGCCTCTTTATAGAAACGAGCAACAACATCAGTGGCGCTTTCGCCCAAGAATTCTTTTATCTTCATAGCACTATTTATCAAAGGAAAACAAAAATGAGAAATGCACTGGTTCCAATTGTAGTTGAACAGACCGCTCGCGGTGACCGTTCTTATGACCTATATTCACGTTTAATGAAGGAAAGAGTCATTTTCTTCACGGGTGAAGTAGAGGAGCACATGTGCGATGTTGTTGTGGCACAATTACTCTTCTTGGAAGCTGAAAATCCAGAGCAGCCGATAAATATGTATGTCAAGTCACCCGGTGGCTCGGTATATGATGGATTGGCTGTGTATGATGTAATGCAATACATTAAATGCCCGGTTCATACCTATGCTATTGGTTGGGCAGCAAGTATGGGTTCGTTTATTGCACAGGCAGGTGCGCCCGGCCATAGGTATTTACTTCCGCGAACAATGACAATGATACACCAGCCCGCATCTGGCACAAGGGGTAAGATTTCTGACATGGAAATTGATCTCAAGGAAAGTATTCGGCTGAAGAAACAGATGACGGAATTGTATGTCAAGCATAATTCCAAGGGTGTAACATACGATCAGTTTGTAACATTGCTTGACAGAGATAAATGGCTAACTGCAACCGAAGCTGTGGAGCTCGGATTGGCAGATCAGATTGTGGATAAGAGACTATGATTACGATTTCAGAAAAAGCAAAAGAAAAAATTATATTAGTCCTCGATGAAGAGAAGGCAACAATGATTCGCTTTGGATTGCAAGGCGGCGGTTGTAACGGATTTACATATTTCTTTGCAGTTGAAACAAAACAAGAAGAAGATGATTTTGAGTATCCACTTGATGACTCACATAAACTTGTAGTAGACTCTGCGAGCAGCATGTATCTTGAAGAAGCATCAATTGATTACAAGAAGGATATGATGGGTGAGAGTTTTGTATTCAGTAACCCATCACAAAAAACAAGCTGTGGGTGTGGTAATTCTGTAGGTTTCTAATAAATAAGAATATTATAGAAAGGGCAGTACATGGCAGGTCCATCGAAGATGCTGTTAGGATTAGAAGCCGCAAGGTGCATATATGAATATGGCCTTGGATGGCTTCTAAATACGCCTTTGCAATTTATATCGCCGCCGGGAGATGGACATCCAGTCATAGTTATTCCGGGACTCGGTGGATCAGATGGTTCTACTCAATATATTAGGAATTTTATTGACGGACTTGGTTATCGTTCGCATACCTGGGGATTAGGAAGAAATCTTGGTCCACGACACGGACAGCACAAATTACTCAAAGATCTAACCAATCGTGTTGCCGAGATATCAGAAGCATCTAACGGTGCGCAGATTAGCCTAATAGGGTGGAGTTTAGGCGGTATCTATGGCAGAGAAATAGCCAAGGTGTGCCCTGATCTTATAAGACAAGTCATTACACTTGGCTCACCCTTCAAATCTGTAGATAATGGAACTAATGCCGCTCGTGTGTATGAAATCTTGAGTAAGGATAAGACTTATAAGAATCCTGACATAGTTAGACAAGTCAGTCAACGACCACCAGTTCCGTTTACTTCACTTTATAGTAAGACAGATGGCATTGTAAATTGGAGAAGTTCAATTGAGGATGAGACTAGTCTTTCCGAGAATATTGAAGTTCCGGGTGCAAGTCACATGGGTATAGGTCATAATCCTATTGCGATGTATATTATCGCTGATAGATTGAAACAGACAAGGGCAAATTGGGCACCATATAAACCAAAATAATAATCGAATATAGCAAAAGGGCCTTAGGGCCCTTTTTGCATGACCTTGACATAATGCAAAAATTATGTTACAATACATTAAATTAGCAGTATAGGATAAGATGGATAAAAATACATACGTACCGATGAATGAATTGATTCGCGATAAGGATACATCATGGACATTTACACATATAAATCTTCCTTATCACGAAATTGCTAGTAGGGGAATTGTTATTTGGTGTGTACAGAACCTCGAAGGGCGCTGGACTATGCTAGGTGGCAATAAATTTGGATTTGAGGACGCGCACGATGCCACAATGTTTAGAATACAGTTTGGATTGGGTGTATAAACTGTTTGACCACAATGGAGATGATATTATGTACGGAGTTCAAGAATTAAAGCAACGTCTAATCATTATTAAACATTCGGACCTCGATGATGCAACTATCCTCGACGAAAATTATCTTCAGCTCATTAAGGAAACGCCAAATCCTGACGAGAAGGAACAATTTATAGTCTTACGATCTATTGTTCGTCGTAGAATTAAACACTTAGTAGGCGATAACGGAAAATAATTAATGCTCAACATTGCAAAACAGATTTACTCGGGGTGGAATACAACAAGTAAAAAACACGAATTACCGGAAGCAGAAGTTATTCCTTTTGGAAATTCCACCAATGAGAAAAAGAGATTAGAAAGTATAACAAAGAAGTATACGGTACTAAAAGAACATAATAATATTCCTTTGCCAGGATTTACCCTATATAAGACAGATAGAAAAAATTGGGGATCCATCGACTTAACGTGGCTTGTTATTGACCCGCGTGGATATCTAGTTAGAATCAGTAATGATAATTTAGAAAATATTCTCCATGTTACCGGCGTCACAGAGGGATTGATACAAGAGAAATGTGTTTGGGCTAGGGAAGATAGTCAAACCAAGATGGTTTTAGTTCCTGTTAGTTCTCCAACATATATCGATGCAACATTAAATACTGAACTCATCGAGGGTAAGGTTAATCTTAAGGAAGTGCAGATTGGTGATACGGTTCTGCTTCAAAATGAATTAGTTGGAACATATATGGGTGTTTTATCGCTCTATGCACCACTTGATAGTCTTGGGTATGAACATCGTGCGCAAGCATTTCTTCGAAGGCAAATTGTCAAGATCGAGGATGGGAAATATCATTATCAGACCGATTTGAAGATTCTAAAAGTAATTAAGAAAACAGACAATCCACTTACGCGAGAGGAATCTGTAGCATGTCTAAACAAAGATATTGCTAGTGGAACTTCATATTTTACTAACCTCCCCGGTATGTCGTCCACTTCGGGTTATTATTCATCACGTGGAATGATTAAATTAGCATCGATTCATGCTGTACCAAAAGTACCTCTTACGTTAGAAGAAATTACTCTTCCCGAAGCAACGGATTTATTTCATGCTGCCACGGCAACTAGTGATCCGAATATGTTGATTCTCGAGAATATTCACGGTCGAAAAGTAAGAATTGATTTTCCTTATAGTTTTTTAAATTATCCAGGAAAAGTGCCCCTGACAATCAGTTCTTTTGAAATTGATCATATTGAAGATTTTGTTGAACCTTATGATACAATTACCCAAATAAAAGATCCGGACAAGCATTATGGTAAATCCAGACCACGGTACTCTCTTGACAATTTTGCGAAATTCTATAAAATAGTAAAACATATAAAACAAGACACTTATGTCTAACTATAAAGGAATTTATGGACAAAACTATTCTAAACAATTATGCCACATTCGTTGATGGTGTTACCAGCCCTGTAAGTAAAGACACAGACCTCTTTATTGAGCGAATCAAAGTTCTACAATCACAGGGATGTGATGTAGCACGCTTAACAACTGCAGGCATTGGTCTAGCAAGCGAAGGCGGCGAATTCGATGAAATCGTTAAGAAGATTCTTTTTCACGGCAAGGAATATAACGAAGATAATATTACCCATATGAAACGCGAATTAGGGGATATCATTTGGTATTGGACAAATGCTTGCACTGCTCTAGGCCTTGATCCTAATCAAGTCATTGAAGAAAATGTTAACAAGCTTGAGGCTCGTTATCCGGGTGGAAAATTTTCTGTATGGCTTTCGGAAAACAGGGCAAAAAACGATATCTAGTATGTCTTTGACTTGGGCATTTAATAAACCATCAAATCCCAATGTCGGTGATTGTTATGTTGATCGGGATGATAACCAAACTTTTATTTGGCAGGGTACAGCATGGGCCACATTCTCTGCCAAAGAAGTCGGTGGAATACCATTTATGCCACCTTCCAAAGAACAATTAGAAAAATACCCAGCACTAAAACAGGCATGGGAAGAATTATTAGTTATTAAGAAATTACTAGGTGTGTAATGGTATATAGCGTACTTCGACCTTTTATGCGTCCTGGTGATCTAGAACCAAATTACCATTATCGTCCCTGGCTTGAAAAATATATTGGTGAGCAAGACGAATTTTGGAGTTGGAGAATAGGTTCTTTCGATGGAGAACTTCTAGAAATTACATTCTTTAATCCGGAAGATGCAGTTTTTTTTGAAATATCCTGGATATAGGCAATTTTATTAGTTTTTAAATTAACATGGGGACATTATGGCAATTACTAGATATATAAAAAAGATAACGAAATCTATAATTAAATGGGCAGTGAGTGAAGAGAGCAAAAGCTATCCCGAAGATTCATGTGTGCCATCGTCGTTGGCAAAGAATTCAAATGTTATCAATGATAGATCGAATGCTATGAATTTTACCGTACATGCTGCTACAGGCGGCAAGGTAATTCAGGTTAGCGTATATGATCCTCGAACCGATCGTCATAATACTAGTCTATATGTAATTACAGATAAAGAAGATCTTGGTGAAGAACTTTCTCAAATTATTACAAAAGAAAGTTTGTCAAGGTAATGGACAATACATTAAAATGGGATCTTAGATTCCTGGATTTAGCAAAACTGGTTTCTACCTGGTCCAAAGATCCGAGTACACAAACAGGTGCGGTAATTGTATCTCCGGATAGGCGCGTGGTTTCCGTAGGCTTCAACGGTTTTCCAAAAAATATGATCGATCTCCCGGAAAACTATTCCAACCGTGAAGAAAAATACAGCCGAATCGTTCATTGCGAAATGAATGCACTTTTATTTGCAAAAGAAAGCACCGTTGGATGTACACTCTATACATGGCCATTTATATCGTGCGATAGATGCTTTGTACATATGTCCCAAGCTGGATTGACAAGATTTGTTGCACCAAAACCATCTCCGGAAGTTATTACCAGATGGGGCGGCGCGATGGATCGTGTGCGTAAATATATAAAAGAGACTGGATTGGAATTAGTGGAATTGGACATAGAGTTAAAATAAATCCAGTTGACAGCAATCTTAGTCTAGTATAAAATATAGACTCAACAACTTTTACAGAAAGTGTAATATGACCAAGCAACCTACTAACAAGTCCACCAAGGAACAACCGGTGAACCTGAAGGAAAAGAACGCAGCTCATACCTTCCGTGTTACGATTCGTGATCGTGATCATTTCTATAAGCTTGTAAATTGGCTGAACACAAATGTCGGCAAGGGCGAAGATAAATGGACCATGGAAGGTCGTGTTCTGAAGACCCTGAAGGGCGGCAAATCGGTAAGTCCGAAGATCTATATCTTCAAGCAGGACTTTGACGAATCATCTTCGTTGTACCTTAGCCTCCTGTAATGTTTTATCGAGTTGATGTAATTTACACAACTTGTGGAGCAACCGTACTCCTTAAGTTTATTGAATCCTTTTCCTTTGATAAAGGCACAGAGGAAATGGTAATAGATAAACTTATGGATGACTTCTGTTTTAATATTCGTACTGTCTCCGGAAAGGAATATCGCATCTCCACTAAAATGATTGCTGAAATCATCGGTGGTGGCGCGTCTTTACCTGAAATTGCTCAGGGTGCTTTTGATAAATGGAAGTTTATTCATCGTTAATGGAGATATAAATGAAACAGCAAGGAAGATGTATTGTTGGTGATCTACGTGTGGTAGATAGTTATACCTCTGACTGGATGTCTATTAAGATGCATCCTGCTACTTTTTATCGCCGTCAAGATGATATTCGACCTACGCTAGAAAAAATTAAGGGCCTATATGCCGAACTCGACATGGGTCAATATATTCTTCTACGATTTTCTGAGAAGGATGATGTCACCGCCTTTCATAGACGCCATCACGAATACATATGAGCGTTAAACGGCTTCATTCCAGGACTAAGATATTCTTTCCTAATCCATACGTGCTTAGGCTAGAATATCCTCTTCTTAATTCTGATGAGGCAATGGCCGAATATAGAAAACTTACAAGACAGGCCTATAAACTCCTTAAAGGAACTTGGGGATATTGCCCACTTCAAGAGGAACAAGTAAAAATAAAGGATGAATTTAAAGATAATGCGCTGCAGATATCAAATCATTTTGCTGGAATGACTCCTATTCAGCAAATTGCCATATTATTTAATTCAGATTATCAACATATCTTACGCGGTTATCTGTGTTTTTCAGATGAGCTGGATGCATTGCAATTCAGACTCTCGATTTCCACAAATGCCATTCAAGTATCTATGTGGCCCGAAAGATGGTTTACTATTCACGAAGTGGCAGAAACAGAGTAATGCTGTCATCTTTTACGAGAACGGGCTGATTTTGCCATAAATACAGATAATAAGAGGACTCTCTATGCACCCGTTTTTAGATGTTGCCAAACTAACCGACGAAGAGATTATTGAAAGATTAGGAAGAGCCTATACCTTTATGAACATGCAGAAAACACTCGGACATTCACCGGCGGTTCTTAGCATTAGAGAAGTTATCCAATCATTGGAAGATGAACGAGCTGGAAGAATGCAGAAGATGGTCGATCATGAATATTCAATAAAATTCCCAGAAATAAATAAGCCAATTGAATTAGGAAAGCTTGAGGACTAATTATGATGAAACGAGGTAAGAGCATCATCAGAAATTATATGACCTTGAGTTATGAATTTGCTGGCATAAGAATACAGGCGGGATTTCTTACTCCCGTCGATTGGGAATTATCTGTTAATTTAATTGTATCGGGAAAGAAACTTAAATTAAAAGAAGAGATTGAATATAGGGCAAGTGTTATATATCAGAAATTATATTTTTGGTTAGATACCAATTTATCTTATATAACAATGGTAGATGTAGGTAATGAAGATGACTTATACCTTGCCAATCTATCATCTAATATTATGTTATATTGTCCCGGAAACCCCAGTGATGATTTAATTGTACGCTTGATACATTCGAAACTTTCTGCCTTGGCCGGTACGGATATGGAGATTGGTGAAATTAAATTAAAGGCAAGCGATACATCGTTGCAATATACATACGATTGCCCGGAACATGAGTACGAATTGCCATCAAGCACAACAGAATATTATACAGAAGGCACCTGCAGAGATAAAGATCCTTGGTGGCTTAGAGATGATGGCTTTTGTTTTGAATTCGTTAAGCCTGCCGATTCAGCGGAAACGGATGAGGAAATATTTGCAGGAATTGTAGATCCGATGCACGAATTTGAAAGATTAGTTTCGGAAATGACTGATACGCACATAGGCATGGTAAGAGAGCCAGCAAGAATTGTTCAGGTGGAAAAGTGGAAGCCGAAAAAAGTGGAATAAAAGTGAATATGTATGGCCAGGCCATACTTTCCAGTAATAATTTACGAGAATTGTTATTACAAGGGAAGAACATAAGTCACCTAAATGTTGTATTTGATGAGGAAATAAGTCTCTTCAAAGAACATCAAGCTGAACTCTTACAAGAAACAATTACATTTTTAGAAGCCCCAGAAGAAAATTCAACCTTTGATGAATTTCATCAAAAATGTGCCGATGAATGGATTTTTCCCAAGATTTATCAGCAAATAGATGTAAAAAAATGGCTGTTTGATAAATGTAAGACAAACGCTGAACTAGATAGAGTTGAATTAGAATATGAACTCTATGAGGAACGCGATTTAATTATGCTGCTGAGATTGTTTATATTCCTTGTTGATTATATGAGGAAGAATAAATTTATCTGGGGCGTAGGCAGAGGTTCAAGTGTTTCATCGTACATTCTGTATTTAATAGGTGTACATAGAGTAGATTCGCTTTTCTACCAGTTTGATATAAAGGATTATTTAAAATGAGCAGACACGTTACATACCGCGGCGCAACATTGGATATGGATTCCATTCGTCGCGAGAATGAAAAGGTTCCAGCAATTGGAAATATGAAGGTAAATTCCAAAGGTGATCAAATTAAGGGTGGTCGTGTAACAAAGACTGCTGATCAGATTGCTCGCGAAAATCATAGAGTCCAATCTACCGTAGTAAATACTGGCTTGAAGGGCCCTGTTCCTGCAGCACCCACAGCGGTATTAGAAGCACCAAAGGCACCCAGGGTTGCAAAGACAACAAAGGCCATGAAAGAAGTAGAGTTGCCCAGCGGCGACATTATTATGAAAGAAGACGATGAAAATTAAAGCGCTCAAAGGTAAAGTCCTTGTTACCGACCTGGAACGAGGATCACGAGTAGTCAACGGAATTATTATTCCAAGCGACGACGGCAAGAGCGAAGGCATACGTCCGCGCTGGTGTAAGGTATATTCTGTTGGGGAAGATATCACCGATATTACTCCCGGTCAATGGATTCTTGTTGAACACCTACGATGGACTCGTATGATTAAGATCAGACAAGAAGATGGCACATACCTCCAATTATTTGGAGTAGAATGGCCGCAGGCATGTATGCTTGTTTCTGACGATGATCCAGAGACAGGAATTTTCTCTATATTTTCACAGGCAAACGAACGCGCCCAAACTTGACATTTCTATTGTTCATAGTTATACTTGTTACAAATCAGAAAGGTCAGTCATGAAGGAATTATGGGTCGAAAAATACCGTCCACCTACACTTGACGGTTATGTCTTCAAAGACAAAAATCAGAAAAAGCAAATTGACCGATGGATTGCAGGTGGTGCATTACCACACATGCTTCTATCTGGCTCGCCTGGCACTGGAAAATCCAC